TGCCATGTGGTGCGCATCGAGGCCGGCCAGTACGTCGTCACGCAGCGCGGCCGCGACTATGCAGGGCCTGTCGTTGGCGCCGCGACGTCGACGGTCGGGCAGGTTGCAGGGCCGCGCCACGCGCCATCCAAGGCGCCATTGTCCGCTCGGCATATGGCACGCGCAGGCCTGGTGCGCGAAGGCGCGCTGGAGTATGCGCAGATCCCGTCCCGCTACGGTAGCCAGCGCGTTGAGCACAAGGCGAAGGTGCGTACCGCGTGACTCTCGACGATTTTGCCGCAGTCAACAGCGCGGCCATCCTTTCCATTGAATCGCTGCTGAGCTCCTGGTTCCCGAACGGCGTGCGTGAAGGTATCGAGTTCTGTATTGGTTCTTCCTCCGGCGAAGCCGGCAAATCAATGCGTATCCGGCTCGAAGGCGATAAAGCTGGCGTATGGGCTGATTTTTCCGACGACGGCGTAGCCGGCGCTGATCTCATCTCCCTCTATGCGCATATCCACGGCGTCAAACAGGGTAGGGCGTGCGCCGACCTGGCCGCGCAGCTGGGCATCACGCTGACGCCATCCGATTTTTCCTCCCCTGGCGCAACGCGCCCTATCGTTTCGGCCAAGCCGAAAAACACCCCCAGTCGCGCGCCCGCGCAAGCGGACAAAGGGGTACAGGCAGTTTCCGAGGCGAAAATAAAGACGCCCTGGACGCCGATTTTGCCCGTCCCGGCCGATGCAGGGCCGTATCCGAAGGCGCATGTGGTGCGCGGCAAGCCCGATACATCTTGGGAATACCGCGACCAGGGCGGCCAGCTGCTGGGCGTGATCTATCGTTTCACCACCTCGGACGGCGGCAAGGAAGTGCTGCCGTGCGTCTTCGCGCAGCACCCTGTCACGAATCACCGTGAATGGCGATGGATGTCGTTTCCGGTTCCTCGTCCTCTGTACCTGCGCGGCCCGATGCGGCCCGACCTACCGGTACTGGTGATTGAAGGCGAGAAATGTACCGACCGGGCGCACGACATGCTTGCCGCCGAGCTGGACGCGGTGTCCTGGGTTGGCGGCAGCAAGGCAGTGGACAAAATCGACTGGACGCCGCTGGCCGGCCGCACGGTGATCCTGTGGGCCGATGCCGACGCCAAGCGGTACAAGGAAAAGCACAAGAGGGCCGGCGAGCTGATGCCGGAAGCGGACCAGCCCGGCATGGCGGCGATGATCAAGGTCGCCGGCATCCTGCGCGGCTTGGGCTGCACGGTGTTTTTCGTCGACATTCCCGCACCTGGTGAAGTGGTCGATGGCTGGGACGTGGCTGACCTGATCGATGGCGGCGCTGGTGTCAACGAGGTGATGTCCTGGGTGACGAAGCTGCGCGTCGAAGATGCCGAGCCAGAGCCTGTGGCCGAGCCAGTCGCGGCGCCGGCCAAGGCCGAGGATGACGTGCCTGATTGGATCGACGAGCAAATGGATTCCTTGCCGGCCGATGGATCTACCCCTTTGCCAGCTGGCGCGGGCATGTCGCCTAAGCAGCTGCGGGCGCAATTGATCCAGACGGCAAATGGCGGGGTCAAGGGCTGCAGGGAGAATGTGTACATGGTCATGCAGGGCGATCCACGCCTGATCGGCCTGGTGGGTCTGGATCTGTTTTCCGGCCTGCAGGTGAAGCGGCGGCCAACGCCATGGCGCAGCGAACCGGGCGAATGGACTGAGGGCGACGATTTCCACCTCGGCGTGTACCTGTCGCAGCACCATAGCCTGCTGCTGGCCGCCATCGGCGACATCGAGCGCGGTGTCGCCCAGGCCGCGCGCGAGCATGCGTTCAACCCTGTTACCGACTACATGGACCGCTGCGGCGCCATGTGGGATGGCGTGCCGCGCGTTGCCTCGGCGCTGTCGCAATACTGGGGCTGCGTCGACAGCGAGTACCTGCGCCTGGTGGCCACCATGTTCTTTGTCGGCGTGGTGGTGCGCGCGTATCGCCCAGGGGTGAAGCACGACCATGCGCCGGTGTTCGAGGGCGGCCAGGGCGAGGGCAAGTCGACCGCGCTGAAGGTGTTGGGCGGCGACTGGTTTGCCGACACGCCTTTTCGCATGGGCGAAAAGGACGGCTACCTGTCGATCCAGGGCGTGCTGCTGTACGAGGTGGCCGAGCTGGAGCAGTTCAACAGGTCAGAGGTCACCGCCATCAAGGCGTTCATGTCGTCGACCGTCGACAGGTTCCGCGAGCCGTACGGCCGCCGCATGAAGAACATGCCGCGCCGCTGTGCGTTCGCGGCGACGACCAACGAGGGTGAGTATTTCAAGGACACGACCGGCAACCGGCGCTTCTGGCCGGTGGCCACCGGCCGCATCGATATGGACGCCTTGATCACGGATCGCGACCAGCTGTTCGGCGAGGCGGTGGCAATGATGAATGCCGGCGTGCTGTGGTATCCCACGCGCGACCAGCAGGACCGTCTGATTTCGCCAGAGCAGGAAAACCGCGAGATACCCGACCCGTGGCATGGCCATATCTATCGCTACCTGGAAGGCCTGGATGCCGAGGGCATACCAAAGCTGAACGGCCGTATTGATCGCGTGACCGTGCTGGACTTGCTGACGCGTGGGCTGCACTTCGAGATATCGAAGCTGGGCCCAGCCAAGCTGGAGACCATGCGTATCGGCGCGATCATGCGCAAGCTGGGGTGGAAGAAGGACCGGGAAACGTCAGGGGCGCGTGAGCGCTTCTATTCGCGGCCTGTGGCGCCGGCAGCGGCAGCAACAGAGGCAGCACAGGAGGACGCAGATGCGCTTCCTATCTAACGTCATGGGCGATGTAGCGTCAATCGTCTGCCAGGGATCGTGGGCGCCGTGTGCGCAGGCGGAAAAGGCGGAATTGCGGGCGGCACGTTCGGACATTTCGGCCTGGGTGGACCATCCGTCCAACCTCGCTAATTTTAGGTTGGACGGCTGGAACCCGCATGGAATGCGGCCCCGCCAACCGCCCAACCTCGCCAACCCGGACGCGCAAGCGCACACGCGCACGTACGCACGTATACGCGTGCGTGTGTGGCCTTTTTCCAAAACCCCTTTTCTAGTCAAACCTATAAATAGGTTGGGTAGGTTGGGAGGTTGGCAAAACCAGCAACCATGCGGGTTTCAGCCGTCCAACCTTTTGGCCCACCTTTTTAAGGTCGGACGAAATAGCAGGAGAGTGGCATGAGCAACGGAAACATGAGGGAGCAGATGCCGATCGTCGCGGCCTGGATCGATGGTTTGCGTGATGCCTTCGGTAGGGACTACATCGACAGACAGATACGGCGGGGACTGAACGGGGATGGTGTGTTCCACGCGGTAGAGCGCGGGCACGAGATAGGCCGGCCGCCAGTGCGAGGGGTGCGGATCGGCAAGGACGGCCGGGGCAATAGGGTTAACCTGGATGAGTGTGACGCGGCGCCAGGAGAATACGAATCACGAAGTGGGCAAGTGGCATGGCAGGCAGCATTGGACAACGAGAAAAGGGGCTAGGCGATGGAAGTGAAAGCGGAAGAAGCGGTATTTGAGAACGTGGGTCAGGCGGTGCATGTGTCGTTCCTGATTATGGCGCAGGAGGCGAAGCAGGACGCACCGTTGCGGGCGGCACTGATCAAGGCAATGGAGTCGGTGCAATTGAATGGCCGGCAGCGTTGCTGGCTGGAGCAGCTGCGCGGGGCGGCGTCGGGAACAATTAACTTCGGCGGACTGGATGGCAACGAGGTGCGCGCCCAGTGTGCCATGGTGCTGCAGGCGGTAAAGCATAGGCTACCGAAAACAGAAATGTGGGTGCTGCAGGCGAAGTACGGGCAGACGGACTTCGAGGATATTGATGGCCATCGTCGCTTCGCTTTCTCGGGCGAACGCATCGAGGCCATCAAGGGTTTGGCGGATTGGTTCCGGCCAATGTTCCCTGGGCTGAATCCGCACGCTATCGACTGCATGCTGGGACGATTGTTCGCCAATCATAAGCAGTTGGACATCACGGTCCGTGACCTGGCCAAGTCATTCGGCGCAAGCCATATGACCTACCAGCGGGCATCGACAAAGATGCATGGGCATGTGCGGGAGCTTGAATAGATGGCATACAGCCGCCTCGCACCGAGCTTTATCGCTGATGGTGTCGTTGAGGAGTTTTTGCAATAGCTTGACGCGGCTGTTACAGCGGGTGTATATTCCGGTCATTCTCGCAGTAGTAACGCCTAAAGCCCGCACAAGCGGGCTTTTTAGTATCAATTTGACTTTTCATATAGATTTCTCAATTTTGATGTATTGTTCATGAGTCATAAAAATTGGAGTCAAACATGAAGTTTCAAGTTGGTGACTTAGTGCTTTCTAAGAATACAGGTGAGCCATTGACCGTTGTGAGTATTAACGAATTTAATCTTTCGATTTTATGCAATGGAGCTGATGGTGAAGCTGCTCACTTTGCCAATACCTTGCAGTTGGTGAAATCGAAAGACGAATCATTGGATGACGCACTAGCTGAGAATGTGAAGTTGATTTCTGACTCCTTACTGGCGGCGACATCGATAAGTAAAACGGTGGAAGACGACTGGAAGTTGTACGTTAGCAATCTTGGAAATGCGTTTACTCGTGCCCGTGAGCACCATGGAAATGCTTATGAAGCGTTGCGTCGGGCGCAGGCAGTGTTGAGGCTTTTAGAACAAGATTCGAGTTTTAACGGCTTTGAAAAAAGAGGATCTAAGCTTATTTCAGATGCCCGTTTGACCTGTAGTTCGGCGCAATTAGAAGTAAATTCAGCTAATGAACTTCAAGAACGTTTGAAGAAGCAATATGATTATATTCGCCAGAATCATTTCCCAAAGTTCTAGATAAACTTCCGAATTGTCAGGGAGCTCAAGCCTTCCTAACGCTGAACAACCTCGCCAGGCAGACAGTCTGACGGGGTTTTTTTACGTCTACGACCGTGGCTTACCAGTGGCTCGATGATAGGTGACTTGGGGAAATTCTCCAACGATAAGTTGGACGGTGTTTCTGGCAAAGTTGTGGCGCCTCAAGTGCAGACGCCTGCACAAGTTTCTCAACCACGAAAGAGGTGATCCCGTCTGACCCGCAGGACAATAAGCGGTGTCTATAGGTAGCTGTTTCGTTTGCCCGCCGCGTGCGGGTTTTCTTATTTGTGGTGCGCTTCATGGTCAAGGTCCGATGTGAATACGACGTTTGAAATGCATGGCTACCGTGAGTTCATTGCCAGGCTGAGCGATGCGGAAAAGCGGCACATGCCGTTCGCCGCCGCCAAGGCGCTGACCCAAACCGGCCGGCAAGTAGCGGTTGCCGAGACTGGTCACATCGAGGCCATCTTTGACAAACCAACGCCCTTCACTAAGCGCGCGGTTGGTGTTACGCCTGCAACCAAGGCGACATTGCGCACGCGCATATTCGTCAAGGATATTCAAGCGAAGTACCTGATGCAGGAGGCGACGGGCGGCCGGCGCGGCTTCAAGACGTTCGAGGAAAAGTTTGCCGAAGGTGGCCAGCCACAGATCGCACTCCCTGGTGCTGGCATGCAGCTGAACCAGTACGGGAACATGAGCAAGGCGAAGATCCTGCGCATCGCCAAGGACCTCAACTCATACGAGTCCAGCAAGCGTTTCTTCAAGGGCACACCGAAAGGGAACAAGCTGCCGGCAGGTATCTACGCCCGGACGAACGACAACCGGCGCATCACGCCGCTGATCCGTTTCGCCACGGACGCGGTGTACAAGAAGCGGTTCGAATTCAGTGCCATCGCCGAGCAGATCATCACGGCCAACTTCGAGACCAACCTGATCACCGCGTGGGAGGCGGCGATGCGCGGCTGATGCCCGCCCCTCCCGCCCGACCAGCCCCGGGCAGGCCGGCCCATCGAGGCCTACCCTGACCGGCGGGCCGAAATGCCCCCTTCGAGGGGTGGTCGGATTTTCCAGGGTCCTTCCCGGGGTCTCCCGCGCATGGGTAAATTCGCGCTCGGTTTGTCCGGCGTCGGAGAATTTTTAAAAGGGTAGTCACACAGGGTAGTCACTCTGGTAGTCACTGCCGCAGTCACTGAGGTAGTCACCATGCTGATGGGATATCGAGAGTACGCCCGTCATCGCGGCGTGAGCCTGGGCGCCGTACAAAAAGCACTGCGTGCTGGCCGAATCAATGCGAACGCGGACAAGAAGATTGATGCCGCTGTTGCGGATCGTGAATGGGATGTCAACACGGATGCGTCGCGCATTGCGGTCAGCGCCGTTGAAGTCGCCACACCCCTGGCTCAAAAAGAAATTTCTTTTGCTGCGCCGGCGGGGGAGGAGGCCGACAAGCCAGCTGCAGAGGAACTGACCGGCAGCGATAACAACGCCAGCAGGTATAGGGAAAGTCGGGCATCGCGTGAATTTTACGTGGCGGCAAAGCAGAAGCTGGAGTACGAGCAGCTGCTTGGGCAGCTGATCAACGTTGACGAGGCCAAGCGCATCGCCTTTACATCGTTCCGCGCCATCCGCGACTCGGTGTTGAACGTGGCGGCGCGTATCAAGGACCAGCTCGCGGCCGAGACCGATCCGCATGCTTGCGAAGAATTACTTGAGCGCGAATTGTCCGCTGCGCTGGCCAGCGTTGACGTCGGCCAGCTCAATGCCGAGGTGGAGGACTGATGGGTGCAACGGACGAATTCCTGCGTGCCATCGGTGAAGCAATCCTGCCTGACAGCAAGCAGTCGATCAGCGACTGGGCGCAGGACAACCGCATCCTGCCGCCAGACAGCCCGGAGCCTGGCGCCTGGCGTAACAGCCGCACGCCGTACCTGGTGGGCATCATGGATGCGCTGTCGCCCAGCAGCAAGTACCGCGAGGTGTATCTCAAGAAGGGCCACCAGTTGGGCGGCTCTGCTCTGGGTGAAAATTTCATAGGCCACAGCATCACCAGTGCAGCCGGCAATATCCTCGCCGTGTTCGCCACGGTGGAGGACGCGGAAAAGTGGGAGTTGTCGCGCTTCGAGCCGATGCGCGAATCGACGAAGGCGCTGCGCAGGCGGGTGCTCGATGCTGGCATCAAGGGCGCGGATAACACCAAGCGCCGAAAGAAGTTTCCGGGTGGCTTCATCCAGCTGATCGGTGCAAACCGGCCTGGTGGTTTGAAGTCGTCGACCATGCGCTATGTGCTGCTCGAAGAGATGGACGAGTATGCCGGCGATATCGGCAACCAGGGAAGCCCCGAAGAGCTGGCGCGCAAGCGCACCAGTAACTTTGGCAGGAAGGCACGCATCTTCGGCAACAGCACGCCGACGATCAAGGGCGCCTCGGCGATCGACCGGAACTACGAGCGGGGCGACAAACAGCACTACATGGTGCATTGCCCGGATTGCCGTGCGCCACAGTTCTTCAAGTGGCCGAACATGAAGTGGCCCAAGGGCCAGCCGGGGAAAGTGGCGTACGCCTGCGAGTGCTGCGGCGCCCTGAATACCGAATCGGTCTGGAAGACGAAGGGCTACATCAATGCCCACTGGTTGCCGACTGCGGTGGGCGAACCCGGCGTGGCCAGCTTTCATCTGCCGAGTATGTACGCGCCGCTTGGATGGCGTGCGTGGGACGTGCTTGCCGGTGAATTCGAGGCTGCGGCAAACGACCCTGTCGCCTTGAAGGTGTTCGTCAACAACGAGCTGGCCGAGTGCTGGGAGGATTTGAGTGGGCAGATCAAGGGTGCCGAGATCGCCAAGCGGCGCGAAAACTACGAATTGCGTACCATCCCCGTCGGCTGTCTCGCCCTGGTGATGTCCGTCGACGTGCAAGGCAACCGACTGGAGTACAAGATACTGGGCTTCGGCAGGGGCAAGCGTCATTGGGTGATCGATTACAACATCATCGATGGCGATCCGGCGAAGGACGATGTATGGACGCGTTTGACGGTGATACGCGAGCGGCCGATAGAAAACAGCTTCGGCGTCTCGATGCGGGTTCAGGCCTGCGCCATCGACTCCGGTGGTCACCATACGCATGAGGTGTATCACTACGCCAGGCTATACCGGCATGCCGGCGTATTTGCCGTAAAAGGCGCATCGGTCAGCGGCAAGCCAGTGATTGGCCGTCCGTCGATACAAGATGTCAACCACAAGGGCAGGACGATCAAGGGCGGGGTGCAGCTATGGCTGGTGGGTAGCGATACCGCCAAGTCCCTGTTGTTCAACTACCTGGCCTCGGACGAAGAGGCCGCGCCGGAAGAACGGTTTATCCATTTTCCGCTGGGTTTGTCGGACGAGTATTTCGAGCAGTTGACTGCCGAGGTCTATGACTCGACCAAGAGGGCCTACCGCAAACTGGGGGGGCGGCGCAATGAGGTTATCGACTTGTTTGTGTATGCCTTCGCGGCGGCGTTTCATCCGCTGCTGCGCCTGGACACCATGCGCGACGCTGACTGGACGCAGCTGGAAAGCATGGTCGAACCGGTCATTGGCGACCTGTTCAGGGCTCCGATCCCGGTGGGGGCGCAGGCGGCGGAAGCGCCGGCCGGCATCGAGTACCCGACAGCATCATTGCAGACGTCTGCACAGAAACCAACGCCCGCTGTGGCCGTCGCGCAGCACCACGACGACGACTGGCTCAGCGGCACCGATAACTGGCTGGAGTAAAAACGATGGCATTTACACTGAAACAACTATCCGCGCTGGAAGCGGCCATCGGTAGCGGCGAGCTGTCGATCGAGTATGACGGCAAGAAAGTCACCTACCGCAATATGGCCGATCTGACGAAGGCCTATGAAATGGTCAAGAACCAGCTGACGGCATCGGGCGCACTGCAGGCCCCGGCGCTGTCCAATCGTGGCCCAGCCACATTGACGGTCTTTTCGCGGGACTGACATGGGTGCGATGACCGATATGAACTGGCTCGACCGGGCCGTCAACTTCATCAGTCCCGGCCACGGCGTGCGGCGCACGCAGGCGCGCATGGCGCTGGAGATGGCACGAGCCTATGAGGCGGCAAAGGTAGGGCGGCGTGGGGATGGATGGCGGGCAGGCAGCGGCAGTGCCAACGCGGAAGTGCTGCCGGCGTTGTCCATCGTGCGCAACCGCGCCCGTGAGGCGGTGCGCAATAACGAGTACGCAAGCGCCGCGTTGAATGCCCTGGTGACCAACACGGTCGGCATCGGTATCGTCGGCAAGGCGCCGGATCAGTCGCTGTGGGACGACTGGTGCGAATATTGTGATGCAGACGGCCAGCTTGATTTCAATGGCTTGATGGAACTGGCAGCGCGTACGCGCTACGAAAGCGGCGAGGTGCTGATACGCTTTCGCTGGCGCACGCCTGAAGACGGCTTGGTGGTGCCGCTGCAGTTGCAGGTGCTGGAGCCTGATCACCTCGATACGCTCAAGACCGGCCCGCTCGACAATGGCAACTACGCCATTGCTGGTGTGGAATACAACGTCATCGGCCAGCGCCTGGCGTACTGGCTGTTCCCGTCGCATCCCGGCGAGGTGCTGATCATTGGCGGAAACCGTCTGCAGAGCAAGCGCGTGCCGGCCAGCGAGGTGCTGCACTACTACCGCAAGCGTCGCCCTTCCCAAGTGCGCGGCATGCCGGAATTCGCTGTTTCGCTGATGCGCCTGCGTGACCTGGGCGACTATGAGCAGGCCGAGCTGGTTCGCAAGAAAATTGAGGCCTGCTTCGTTGCCTTCGTGCGGACCGACAATGAATCGGCGCGCCTGGGCCAGGTGCAGAGCAATGCAGGGGCGAACGAGAAGGTCGCGCCGGGCATGATCAAGTACCTGAACAACGCCGAGAGCGTCGACTTCGGTGCGCCAGCAGCCTTCAGCGGCTACGGCGATTACGCGGCCACACAGTTGCATGCAATCGCGGTGGGCGCAGGCGTCACCTATGAACAGTTGACAGGCGACCTGTCGCGCGTCAATTACAGCTCGATCCGCGCCGGCCTGGTGGAGTTCCGCCAGCGCATCAAGCAGGAGCAGTGGCTGTGCCTGGTACCGATGGTGCTGAACCCGATTGGGAGACGTTTCCAGGAGGCTGCCAGGCTGGCCGGTGCGCAGCGGGTGCCATCGAAGCGCTTTGTCTGGACGATGCCTAAGCTGGAGTATGTCGACCCGTACAAGGAAGTGCTCGGCACCAAGGAGGCCATACGCGGCACCTTGCAAAGCTTGTCTGAAGCGATCCGGTCACGCGGCGACGACCCTGAAGCGGTCTTTACCGAGATCGCCAAGGAGCGTAAGCGCATGGTGGAGCTGGGCATCCTGAGCGATTCAGATGCGGCTGTCAGTAGCAAGCTTGTCGACGCGGCTACGGCCGCTGCTGTGATGGGCGTCGAGTAGTCCCCACCAATGTTGTTTGCAGCCCGCTGGCTTACCCCAGCGGGCTTTTTTTTGAGGAAATTATGCCGAATCCGAATGCCGCAACCGAAGTGTTGCAAATGCCGATGATGACGCGCCTGGCGCCCATCAACGTGCCGGAAGGAAATACACGTACGGTCGACCTGGTCTGGACTGCCGGCGCCGGCGTGCGCCGCTATGACTGGTACAACGATCGCTACTATATCGAGGAGCTGAGCCTTGACCCCAAGCATGTGCGTATGGGCCGTTTCGAGTCTGGCCGTGCGCCTCTGTTGAATACCCATTCGCGGTGGGACCTGAGTTCGGTCATGGGCGTGATCCGAAGCGCCACGCTAGCAGGCGACGAAGGCCATGCGACGGTGGAGTTTTCCAAGCGCACCGACGTCGAGCCGTATTACCAGGATGTGGTCGACAAGATCATCGGCAATGTTTCGGTTGGCTACAACGTGTACGCCTATGACCGCATCCCGCCCATGAAAGAGGGGGAGTCGTGGCGTTATGTGGCCATCGACTGGGAGCCGACCGAAGTGTCGCTGGTGCCCATCGGCGCCGACGCCGACTGCGGCGTGCGTAGCGACGATCCGTCCAAGCCGAACACCGGGCCGGCCGTGCGCATGGCGCCCTGTCATTTTTCAACCCGCAGTATTCCAGCATCAACTACCCCGCCGGCAGCCGCCGTCGATCACACCAGAGAGGAAAACACCATGCCAGGTGCAGCAAACAACACGACGTCGGCGCCACCAGCCGGCGGCGATCAAGGCCAAACGGCAGTCAACCAGCGCGCGCTTGATGAGGCGCGTGCCGAGGGCGCGCGCCTGGAAGGCGAACGTCAAAGCGGCATCCGCGAAGCCGTCACCTTGGGCGGCCTGGAGCCGGCCTACGCAGATCAACTGATCGGCAACCGTGACATGACGGCCGAAGGCGCAGGCCTGGCCGTGCTGCGCGAAAAGGCCAAACGTAGTGCGGCCACGCCGACGCGCTCTGGCGCGCATATCCAGACTGTCAGCGACGAGACGGATAACCGCCGTGCCGCGATCACGGACGCAATCGTGCATCGCCTGAACCCAAGCGTTGCGCTGCCTGAGCATGCACGCCAGTACCGCCATATGTCGCTGCTGCGCATGGCCGAAGAAACGCTCGATCACGCCGGCGTCAACGTGCGCGGCCTGTCGGGCATCGAGATTGCTGGCCGTGCCATGCACACCACGTCCGACTTCCCTGCCATCCTGTCGAACGTACTGAACAAGCGCCTGCGCCAGGCGTATGCGGAAGCCGAGCGCACCTACAAGTTGTGGGCGCGCCGTGCCCCGAATGCGCCAGACTTCAAGAAAATGCAAGTGGTGCAAATGGGCGGCGCACCGGATCTGCTGAAACTCAATGAAGCGGGCGAGTATCAGTACGGCACCATCAACGACGCCGGTGAAACCTACGGCGTGGTGACGTATGGCCGCATCGTGGCGGTGTCGCGCCAGACCTTGGTCAACGATGATCTGCGTGCGCTCGACCGCCTGGTTGCCGCTTTCGGCGCTTCGGCTAGCCGCCTGGAAAATCGCCTGGTGTACGCGCAGCTGACCGGCAATCCGGTCATGGGCGATGGCGAGCAGCTGTTCAGCGCGGATCATGGCAACCTCGGTGATCCTGGCGCGATTTCGGCGGCGGCGCTGGGCAAGGGCCGCAGCCAGATGCGCCTGCAGAAAGGCCTGGCCGGCGAAGAGCTGAACGTGGTACCGAACTTCCTGATCGTGCCGACGGCGCAAGAGCAGCTGGCATACCAGTACACCAGCAGCAACTACGTGCCGGCCAAGGCAGGCGACGTGAATGAGTTCCGCGCCGGCGGCCGCACGGCGGTCGAACCGATTGTCGAGCCTCTGCTGGACGGCAATAGCCCGACGGCGTGGTACCTGGCATCGAACAGCGGCGAGATCGATACCGTCGAATACTGTTGGCTCGATGGCGCCGAAGGCGTCTGGATCGAGAACGAAATCGGTTTCGACGTGGACGGCATGAAGGTCAAGGCGCGCTTGGACTTCGCGGCCAAGGTTGTCGACCACCGCGGCCTGTGGAAAAACGCCGGCGCTTAAGCGCTGGTCAAGCGGCGCCATCGCTTCGCGGTGGTGCCCCACTTTACTTTGCAAGGAATCGAGATGAAAAATTTTGTACAGCCAGGCAATACCTTGACGCTGCCGGCGCCCTATGACCTGTTGAGCGGCTCCGGTTTTCAAGTCGGTGCGTTGTTCGCCATTGCCTCCACCGATGCCGCAGCTGGTGCGCAAGTCGAGGGCGTGACGGATGGTGTATTCATGTTGCCGAAGACCGGCGCCCAGGCCTGGGCGATTGGCGCGCGGATCTACTGGGACGATGTCAACAAGCGCTGTGATAGCGATACCGCCAAGGGTGACCTCATTGGCGTGGCCACGCTGGTGGCGGCAAACCCGTCGACGGTCGGCTACGTCCGCCTGAACGGCGGCGCGGTCGGCGCATAAGCGAGGCCTACCGTGTCATTTCATGCGGAGCGTTTCTGGAGCGCATTCCAGGGTGTGGGCATGCTTGACGAGGCCAGCTATCAGCCGCCAGTTGGCGACCTCGTAGTGTTCTCGGGCGGTTTCAAGCGGCCCGACCAGGTAGTGCTCGACGGCATGGTGCATACCACCGACTACAGCATTGAGTACCTGGCCAGCGCCGTGGAGCTGAAGCGTGGCTTCATGATCACAGTCGCCGGCGTGCAGTACAAGGTACGGCAGACACCGATGGCCAACGGCAATGGCGAGTTTGTCACGGCCTTGCTTGAAAAGGTGATCCCATGACCTTGCGCGAATTTTTCATCCAGGAGCTGATGGCATTGTTGGCGGCGGCGCCGGCTTTCCCGGCGCAGGTAGAACGCTCCCTTTCGGTGGCGTTCAGCCGCGAGGAAAGCCCCGTGCTGGTGATTCATCGCGGCGACGAAGGTGTCGACGGAGACCTGTCAGACGAAGTGATCCGCGAGTGTCAGATTCTCGTCAGCGTCATCACACGCAGCGATGTGCCGGACCAGCAGGCGGACAGCGTCATGGAAGTGGCGCACCCGCTGCTGATGTCCTATAAGGCTGAAGCCCTGCTGGGGATATGGGAGGACGGCAGCAAGGCGCCTATGTTTGCGAATACGGATAGTCAGGCTTGCATGCTGACGACGCAGTACCGCGTGCAGTATCGAACCGACCGGTTGAGCCTGAGCGCTTAACCAGTCACCCCCTGTTTCGGCCGCCAATTGGCGGTTTTTTTTAAGGAGTTAATTATGGCAACCGGTGGCATTTCGGCACAGGGAAGTAAAGTAAAGGTCAACACGGGGACAAAGGCTGTTCCGGTTTGGACCCAGATCAAAGGCATTCTTTCTTTCAATGGCCTCGACGGTGCGGCGTCCGATATTGACGTAACAGACCTCGATAGCGAGGCCATGGAATACATCAGTGGGCTGGTCGACAACGGCAAATTCAGCATGGAAGCGAAAACGCAGCATGACGATCCGGGTCAAATGGCATTGCGCGCGGCGCACGTCAGCGGCGAACGAACTGGCCTGCAGCTAACTTTTCCTGATGAAGTGGTGGCCACCTTTGACGTTTTGGTCAAGTCTATGCCTGTATCGGGCGGCGTCAACGCCGTGCTGAAGGGCACCATCGATACCAAAGTAACTGGCGCGGTGGTGTGGTCATGAGCGGCCTGCTGAGCAAATCGGCGATCCTGGGCGCGGCCGACCTGAAACATGAAGATGTGCCAGTACCAGCCTGGGGCGGCACGGTCCGTATCCGTGCCATGACGGGTCTGGAGCGCGATGCATTCCGCACTTCGATTGCATCCGAAGCGGGCGTGCCGGTGGGGCGCTTTTCGGCGGCGCTGCTGGCGGCCACCATCGTCGACGAGTCCGGCGTGCAGCTGTTCACCGTGGACGATATTGCTGCGCTGCAGGAAAAGTCGGCGGCGTCGCTCGATGTGCCTGCCGAGGTGGCCATGCGCTTGAACGGCCTGGGCGCCAAGTCCGGGCCGGATGCCGCAAAAAACTCCGAGAGCGACCAGAGCGGCGATTCTGGTTCCGGCTCGCCAAAGAGCTAGGCAAGTCGGTGCGCCAGGCCCAGCTGGAGATATCTTCAGCTGAGTTCACGGAGTGGATGGCCTATTACGAGCTTGAGCCGTTTGGAGACCTGGTTGCCGATCAACGACACGGAGTGGCCAGCGCCTTACTGGCCAATATCAACCGTAGCAGCAAGGACAGGCCAGAGCCTTACTCGTCGACGGATTTCATTCACTGGCGCGACCTTGGCGGTGCGCGGGAAGAGATCGAGCCTGTCTTGCTGGCCGATCCAGTGGCGCATGGACAACTGATGCGGGCTGCGCTTTTTGGCAAGCGGCCATCATCATAGAAAGGTTAATTATGGCTACTATGGGTTCGCTCGTTGTTGTACTTGAGGCGAACATTGCTCGTTTCCAGGCCAATATGGCTCAGGCCCGGCAGGATACCGGTGCGGCCATGGAAGGCATGCAGGGCGCAGCCGACTTGGTGGTAGGTGCGCTGGCAGCGGTTGGTATAGCGTTGTCGGTGGACGCACTGGTGGGGGCTGCCAACGAGGCGATCGATGCCTTGGCCGCTCTCGATGATATGGCGCAGAAAACCGGGTCCTCGGTCGAGAACCTGTCGCGCCTGCAGCAGCTCGCTTCGGCCACCGGCGCCGATTTTGGCGCGGTGGACGGCGCGCTGGTGAAATTGTCCAAAGGGCTGGTGAGTGTTGACGACGAAGGCAGCAAGGTACGCAAGGCGCTGACAGCGCTTGGCATGTCGACCAAGGACCTGAAGAATCAGGACCCTTCAGCCACGTTTATCGAGATCTCGAAACGCCTGCAGAGCTACGGTGACGGTGCTGGCAAGGTGGCGTTGATCAATGATGCGCTCGGCAAATCTGGCGCGGATCTGCTGCCCTATATGAACGACGTGAGCGATCATCTGGACCGCTTCAAAGGGGTGAGCGCCGATGCCGCAGCAGCGGCTGCCAATTATCAAGACCAGTTAGGATTTTTGCGAACGAAACATCAGGCGCTTGTCACTCAGATTGTGAGCGATGCACTGCCGGCGATGACCGATTTTGTCGAGGCATTTGCTGACCTGAAATCGGGTGCTGAGGATCTGTATGGAGTGGACGTTGCTACATGGAGTGATGACCTTGCCGTCGGCTTGGCGCGGGTGGTGGACGTAGCTGTTTTAATACCTCGCATTTTGCAGACGGCAGCAGGCAGCTTCAAGTCGGTCTATTCGGACATCAAGGTAGTCGCGTCGGCCGCCAAAAACCTTAACCTTAATGGCGTCATTATCAATGGCGTCCAGGGCAAGTCATCTTGGGATGAGTTTCAGAAAGACCTTGATGAGCGAAACAAGATCGTCGAGGCCGCCAATCAGGATCTGGACGATCTGTGGAACAAGCCGGCCAATCTAATGGAGCAATCAGTGCTTGGCCGGATTGCCAAGCGCAAAGAAACGGGTGCAAAACCTGAAGTTCAGGAGCCTCAAGAGCCTCAGAATGTGCTGAATTACGCAGGTGAAAAGGAGCTGGAGGCAGCTGCTGCGCGCGCTAAGAAGTTGCTCGACATGCGCTTAAAGGATTTGGAAGAGGGATTAGCCAAACAGCAAAGCGCGCTGGAGTTCGGCAATAAGTACATCGCGGAACTGCGCAGCCAGGACCTGATCGATCTTGATACCTACAACGATTACCAGCAAAAGGCGCTGGAATCCGGTCTGGCCATTACGCTCAGGGCATATGACGCCGAGATCGCGGCGCTGCGGGCGCACCAGGCGCGCACGTCCAAGGAATCGGAGCGCGAAGACGACCAGCAGGCGATTATCAACCTGCAGGCGAAAAAGGCGAAGGCGCAGCAGGATGCCGACCAGGACGCGGCGATGTTGAAGCTGGGACTGTCGAAGGCGCAAAGTGACCTCAACCAAGTAATGAAGGACTGGAACCTGCAGCAGAGCCAATCGATTAGCCAGATGCAGTTCGAGAATACGCTGTACGGCAAGTCGGCCCTGGAGAGTGCCAAGCTGACGGCACAGCGCCGCATCGAGCTCGATATTGAGGAAAAGATACGCCAGGCGCGGGAGAAGGGCAGTATCAGCGACGATAGCATTCAGCAGTTTCGGCAGGACGGCAAGAACCAAGTGGCGCAGGTCAACAAGGCGTCGACGCAGTCGGTGGCCCAACAGATCGGCGAGTCGTTGCGTACACCCGAGCAGGTGGAAAATGAGCAGTACGCCAACCGCCTGAAGGACCTGCAGGCGTTTCGTGATGCTGAGTTGGAAAACACGATGGAAGGCAACCGGCTGATCGAGGAGGAAAACGAGCGGCACGAGCTGGCCATGTTGGAAATGAAATCATCGTATCAAATGCAGTCGCTGGGGGCGGCCGGCAATGCGGCTGATCAGCTGTATGGGTTGATGCAGCAGGCTGGCAAGGAGCAGTCGGCTTTGGGCAAGGCAGCATTCCTGGCCAGCAAGGCGATTGCCGTGGCCGAAATCCTTCTCAATACCGAAGTGGCGGCAGCCAAAGCAGGCGCCCAGTTGGGTATTTTCGGCATCCCCATGGCGACGATGATTCGTGTAACTGGCTATGCCAGTGCCGGCATGGTGGCAGGCATGGCCATTGCCGGCATGCGCGAGAAGGGCGGTCCGGTCTGGAGCGGTGGCGCCTTCATCGTTGGCGAAAAAGGACCGGAGATTTTCCAGCCGTCATCGCACGGCACCATCATCCCGAATAACAAGCTGGGCAGTGGCAGCGCAAGTGATGTGAAGTGGACTGTGGTCAACACCGGCTCACCGTTGCGCATCAAGGAAACGCAGCGCGTATCCGAGGATGAGTGGGCCTTGATCGTGGAGGATGCCGTCAGTTCCGTGGCGGCGCAGATGGCCGATCCCAACAGTAAGGTCAGCCGTGGGATGGGCCGCAACTTCAACACAACCAGGAGCCGTGGCTGATGCCGACACTACCAACAGGATTGACGCCCACGGTCGCCGCATATTCGCACGGCGGACCGGGCGGCGTGATGCGCACCGAGGTCTCAGGCGGTGCTGCGCGCTACGGCCTGGATTATGGCCGGGGCACGCAGCAATTTAACGTGACGCTGGTATTGGATAAACTGAAATTTTCCGTCTGGATAGCTTTTTTTCACCACATCATTTTGAAGGGCGCGATCACCTTCGACATGCCGCTCGATAGCGGTTTTGGCACCGAGGCGCATGCCGTCAATATCGTGCCGGGGACGTACTCGGCCAGCCGTACTGGCGGTACCGCCATGGTGGTCGCTTTTGTCGTTGAGGCCGAGAGCAAGGTCTACGACATGACTGCAGTGGACGCTGCAGCGCTGATCGATGTCTACTCGACCTACGGTGACGACTCGAACAAGCTGCTTCATCGCCTGGCCCAGTTCGCTAACGTCGACACCAACGTATTGGATTTCTGATGAGTATAGACATAGGGAGCCGCTTGCGGCGCTTCCTGGCATCGGCGCCGCAGGCAGTCTGGCCTATCCAGACGATACAGATCAGTCACCCGGCCATGAGCCGGGCTTTTTATTTGTGGCGTGAGCCTTACGCCGGCCAGGTGACCACTGAGGACGGCAGCGTCGTCACCATGCAGCCCTGCAATATTGAGACCAAGCTCGCTGGCAGCCAGGGCCACCTCGATCAGAAGTTTGATATTCGCCTGGGTCTGGTCGAAGCGGCCGAGCATGACCAGTTCCAGGCCGAGATGGACCGCGTGCCGCTGGCCACGACAGAAAAGGTGCGCGTGGTGTACCGCGAGTACCTGAGCGACGACCTGCGCGCGCCGCAGGCGGTTGCCGTGCTGCAGGCCGAGAGCATCACCTACATGCTGGGCGCGGCCGGCATCAGCGCCGTCTCGCCGAGGCTGAACGTAACCCGCACCGGCGAGCTGTATGTGCCGCGCGAAATTCCCATGCTGAGAGGATTTTTATGAACGTCAATGATTACTTGGCGCGCCAGTACGATGCGCCGCCATGTTGGCAGCTGGTGGCCGATGTGTATGCCAGAGAACTGCAGCAGACGGTGACCGATTACCGCACCATCAACAGCTCGATCCGGGCGATTTCCAGCGCGTTTCGCATCGCCCTGCATAAATCGCCGGCAGGATTCGCCCAGATCGACGTACCAGGCAATTTCTGCATCGTGCTGATGGGTAAGTCCCAGTCCATGGGACTGCATCACTGTGGCGTGTTTTACGAGGGCAGGGTGCTGCATGCCATGGCCGACGGCAACCGCTACGAGGAGCTATCGGTGATCGGTGACGCCTATCCGCTGATCGAGTACTGGGCCAAAACATGACGCGCATTCGCTTGTTTGAATCGCCGTTCGCGCCTGTGGCGCCGCTGCTGTTCGAGGCCGAGAGCCTTGCGCACTGGCTGCTGGACCATTACGGCGATGCGCCGCGAGTGACCGTACAGATCTTCGCCGGCGAGCCGTCGAGTGCGACGGAGATCAGCCACGATGCTGGGGCGATCCTGGCCAACGATTGCGATGAGTATGTGGTGCTTCAGTCGCCAGGCGTTCCCGCCGCCTGGATACCATATGTGATCGCGGCGGTCATGGCGGTGGCTGCTATGGTGCTGATGCCGAAGCCGGTCATGCCCGGCAACGTCAACCGCACTCAGCAAAGCCCGAATAACTCGCTGGGCCAGCGCGAGAACAAGGTGCGGTTGCTGGAGCGGGTGGAAGATATCTACGGCACGGTGCTGTCGATCCCGTCGCTGATGATGCCTACCTATACCAAATACATCGGCCACCGCAAATTCGAGTATGGCTATTACTGCGTGGGGCGCGGCTATTACGACATCGACGAGGTACAGGATGGCGACACGCTGATTGCCGACATTCGTGGCGCCAGTGCGGCATTTTATGACCCGTTCACCTCGCCCAATAGCGGTACCCCAGTACTGCAGATCGGTGATGCAATCATCGATGGCATTGTCTCGGCTCGGCGCGCAATCGAAGTCGATGGCATTACGCTCAAGGCGCTGAACCAGGTGCAGCTGCCGGCCACCGGCATCTACACGTTTGACCATGGCAACCGGCTGACGCAACTGAAAAAGGAGCCCAACTTCAATGCAGTGGCGGCGTTGGGCGACGTACTGACAATCAGCGGCGCGGCGAAGGTTGTGACGACCGTGGGTGCGGCAAGCTTTGCTGCTGCCACGAAGGCGATAGTCGATACATCTGGCGCGACGTTGTTTGCCGCGATTGCCGTCGGCGACGTGGTAACGGTGGGCGGTACCACCTCCAACAATGGCCCGCGTACAGTGACGGCAAAACCTAACCCGACTACACTGGTTGTGGCCGGAGTAGTGGTCGACGAAGAATCGACCACTGCCAGTTTTGCGGCGGTGCGCGACTATAGCGGCAGCTATGAGATCGGCGCCGTCGATGACGGCTATGTCGAGCTGCTGGGTGCTGCCTGGCCAGCCGACTACACTACCAGCGGTGCGCGCGTACAGCTGGCCGACGTGAGCGATTACACGGACTGGGTAACGCTGCCGGGCAAGGACCGCACCGAGGTATGGTGCAACGTAGTGGCGCCGACCGGCATGTTTCGCGACGATGGCGGCAAGACGGCGGCGACGGTAACGTTTGCTATCGAGATCGAGAAGCTGACGGCCGCCCTGGTTCCCACCGGCACCGTGGAAGTCGTTTCGGGCAGCTTGCGAGGGGCCGTGCAGGACGAACGCGCCGAGACGATCGAACGGCGCACGGCCTGGGTCGGTCCGGCCAGGGTGCGCATGCGGCGCTTAAGCCAGTATGACTATGCATTCAAGGGCACCATCGTTGATGAGATCAAGTGGCAAGACGTGTACGCCGTTTCGCCGGTCGACAGGGCCGAATTTGGCAACAAGACGACGGTGCACACGATTACTCAGGCAACGCTGCGGGCCACCACGATGAAGACGCGGCAGTTGAACTGCCTGGCATCGCGTCGCTTGCCGATCTATGACGGTGCAGGGTTCTCGGGCGCTTTCGATGCGGACGGGCGTCACGTGGCCGGCAGTATCGCCGCCACCTCGCGCCTGGTCGACATCATTGCGGCAGTGGCGGTTGACCCGCTGATCGGCCGGCGCGACCTGGCCAGCGAGGTGGACATGCGGCAGATTTGGGCTGTACAGCAGCAGCTCGATGCATGGCGGCCCGATGTAGGGCAGTTCAATTTCACCTTTGACTCGGACAACACCAGTTTCGAGGAGACGGTGATCATGATCGCCAATGCGGGTTTTTGCATTGCATACCGGCAAAGCGGCAAGATCCGCCTGGCGCTTGACCGCGCCCAGCCTGCCAGCACTGCGTTGTTCACGCATCGCAACAAGAAGCCGCGCTCGGAGACGATCACCAGGGCATTTGCCAATGATGCCGACTATGACGGCGTCGAATTCGTGTACGTCGACCCGGACTCCCTGCAGTCGGAAACGATCACCTTGCCGCTTGACGGCAGCCACACCAAGGCCAAGAAATTCGAGATCCCCGGCATCCGTAGCTTCGCGCAGGCCTGGCTGCGGGCTAACCGCGAGTACCAGAAGCTGCTTGGCCAGCGCATCACCATTGAAACCAGCACCACCAGCGATGCGCGCGCCCTGCTGCCTAATGCCCGCGTCGACATCGTCGATAACACGCGATTCAAATCGTATGACGGTGAGGTGGTAGGGCAGGCCGGCCTGGAGCTGACATTGAGCCAGGACGTGGCATTTACGCCCGGCCTGTCGCATAGCATCGTGCTGATGCGGCGCGACGGTAGTCTGGAAAGCATCGTATGTCACGCCGGTAGCGCAGCCAACAGGGTGGTGTTGCAGGCCCTGCCTGGTGAGGTTCTGGTAACGGCGTATGGCCGCGATGGCATCCGCACTATCTACAGCTTTGCCGCTGACAGCGCTCGCGGCGCCATGGCTTACCTGGTGCAGGAGATTGACCTGTCAGATGCGCAGTATCCGACGATAAGGGCGATTAATTACTCATCGGAGTATTACGCAATGGATCACGAACCGATACCTGAAAAGGCAGCCGTCATCAGCTAATGGATGACAAATATCCCGAATGCCTAAAGGCAAGATTTAAAAGCAAGGACAACTCGTATGGTTGCTTTAACAATTAAGAATTTGGAAAATGGAAAGTTGGATCTGGATCATGTTGCAGATCTCGTTAATTCTTCCGCGCGTGTGATAAAGGATCGTTTTGGACATGACAAAATGACCATGGCCGGAGCAATTGACACGCTCAGGGCATTTGTTCCTCGCGGGGAGTTCCGTGTGGGTACTGCATATGCAATGAAGGATATTTACGCGTTTGCAGGTATGGCTTATGTCGTCCTTGTGGCGCATGTATCTACAAGCGTGGCAGTTGACTTGGCTGCTGCGCGCATTGCGTTGCACCAAGGGCTGACTATCGAGGCACTGGCTGCAGAATCAGCTTCCGCCAAGATGGGGCATACCAACCGCCAGACGCTGGAAGTTGATACGGTGAAGAAAGAGCTGGATCGCATGGCGTCGAGAAATGGCCGGATCGACGCAAGTTCATTTCCGCGCCTTTTCGATGCCATCCGAAAATATCGCCTTGGTGATCCGGCGCAGGGCCCAATCAAGATTGCCATTCATGCTTCATCCCTTGGCAATGGGCCAACCTTGCCCAATCCTGGCAGCCAAGCGCCTGGGAATGATTTTGTCAATCGTCTAAAGCAGGCTGTCGATCCCTCGGGAATGTTGTCGTTTGAAGTTCGCAATTATTCCGTTGACGGTTCGGTCGTATCTGACTGGATCGGGCTAGGTGGTTCCATCTCTGTCATGGAGGCAGAGGGTTTTGTTCCTCATCTTGTCTACTTGATTCCTGGAATGAATGATTTTGCGACGGCGCAATACAACTCTGGACAAGGATTTCAGGGTTTCCAGGTTACCCTCGGCAGGATATTGCTACGCTTAAAGAACGTGATAGGTTCCGATGTTTTGTTGACTACGTCACCGCATCCCGCTGTTAATAGTGTTCCTGCGCTTAATAGCCTGGGTGCCGGACTTTCCCAAGTCTACCCTACTGCAATTCCTGCACCTGTTGGGCCGGATCAACTACAGCCGCCAGCAACACAGGGCTATGCAGTGGGTGATTTTCTGAAAAATGGTGTGACACTTTCGGTGAGCAAGCGTTACCTTCGCGGTAACCAAGCAATTCGCTGTCTCGCGGCTGTTTATTCGGTACCGGTCATTGACGCAGAGTTCTACTGGTTTGAGACCCTTGAAGCGGCGTTCCTTAAAACGGGATCAATGGTGGCAGCGGAAGGACTGGTATTTAACCCCGGTCAAAATAATCATCCAAACTTGCTAGGGATCGGTGGTTCCTATCATCGTGGCAATGCTGACTTGACATCACAGCTTGGTCAACAAGGTATTCAGTCTGCACACCAGCCACGTATGACGGGCCATTTTGGCATTAATTTGCCAGGGCCATCTGCCGTTGTTTTCGGACCAGACATGCCTGGCGCCGTCGTTGATATTTATCCACCGCACTGGGATGTAGTAACAAAGCCATTTTCCGTCAAAACGAATACCGGGCCGGTTGACGGTTATGGGGCACCATCGCCTGTGGAGACGTGGTTTGTAAGCCCAACGCGAGGAGATCTTGTTTCCCCGTCGTGTATTCTGGGTGGGGCAATTGGCGCACCAGCGTTTCGTGCAAAAGATCACCTTGGACGAACTGAAGTGCGTGATCGCCTGAGTTTCTATAACTTGCCATCTGGTTCCACATTAGCGACCTACACACTTCCTGATGGGATGGCTGGACGTTTCACTTTATTCGCAACGCACCCCGGCGTTGCGCTGAGTCAGCGATACCGCATGGAATTCAGTAACAACAAAGGCGTGATAGTTCAAGAGACCGGTTCTCCATATCAAATTGGAGCGGATACGGAGTTTTCGGTATCCATATCAGGCTTGAAAATCACGGCGACGGTTTTGATCGCTGGTACCAGCATGCATCTTACCTGCGATGCCTTTTAGATTTTAAAGATGCAATTTTTATCAGAGGCCGCCGTAGTGGGCGGCCTTTTTCGTTTACTTAATCGAAAGGGTCTTATGCCAGAACCCGCATCTTCCACAGTTGGTATCGCTATCGCCGCCGGAACCATCACCCTGACCGGTTCGATCATCGGCGTCCAATATGACGCTTTACTGGCCGGCCTGTTCGGCGGCCTTGTTTCCCTATCCTATTTGCCTCCAATGTCAGGCCCAAAGATCGCCGGCAGCGTTATCGGCTCCTCGCTGGTTGGCGGCTGGTTTGCTCCAGTCGCCGCCGTGGCCGCTGTGAACTATTTTCCGTGGCTCGCCGGTGCTGGTGAGGCTATCCGGCTCTCGACGGCGGCCGGCCTGGGGTTGGGTGCACAAGTCATGATTCCTGTGGCCTTTGCCTGGCTGCGCAAAAAAGGAGATCCGCAATGATGTTCCTCGATATGATTGCCGCCGGCATCGTGCTGCTGCGAGGCCTGTTTGTGGCATTGAACGCCATGTGTCCGAAGACCTGTTTTGCCATGCGCCTCACGTGGATTTTGCTGACTGTTGGAGCCGCAGCTGTCCTGTTGTTCGGGCGAACACCCGCTTGGCCAGAGGTGCTGTTCCATTTTGGGGTGGCAGCGCTGGTTTGCGCGGATCGTCGCACTATTTTCTTGGAAGGTTCATCATGCAATTGACCAAGAATTTCACACTGAAGGAACTGACAGACTCGAACTGGGCCGTGCGCCATGGCGTTGACAATACGCCCCCGGCTGCCGTGCTGGCCGAGCTGCGGCGCACGGCCGAGCTGCTGCAGCGCATCCGCAATTACCTGACCGTCTGCGCCGGGATCGACACGCCTATGTCGGACATCAGCGGGTATCGCTCGATTCCAGTCAATCGTGGCGTGGGCAGCAGCGACGGCAGTGATCACGTGCGCGGCATGGCGGCTGATTTCAAAGCGCGGGGCATGACGCCTTACCAGGTATGCCAAGCGCTGCTGCCGAAATTGGACGAGTTCGGCATCGGACAGATCATCAACGAACTGACCTGGGTGCACGTCAGCACGAAAATGGTGGCTAAGCCGATCAACCGCATTATCACCATTGACCGCTACGGCACGCGGGCTGGAATCCTGCGGGGGCGGCCGTGAGTGCCCTGGGCACGTTGGCGGCAGGCGCCGTCAGCGGCATCTGGAAATTGACGGCAATCCTGCTGGCCGCCATGCTGCTGGTGGTGACCAGCTCTACTGGGACCGGCTGGTGGCTGGCTACATGCGACCGTGGCGCCGCGCGCGCTGCGCTCGAGCAAGAACAGGGTGTCAGCGCGGCGCTGCGTGCGTCGATCAGCGAGCAAAACCGCGCCATCGATGGCATGGCCAAGGCGACCTTGGCGGCCCAAGAGCGGGGTGCGGCGGCGCAGGCGGCGGCCGCTACTAAGGGTAAGAAGTACGACGCGGCCTTGGCGAAGGTTGCTGGCGCGCGCGGCGCGACCTGCGACGAGGCTATGCCGACCGTCAGGCTGTTGCTGGAGGGCATGCGATGAAATGGATGCTTGTAGTGGTGCTGGCCGGCTGCGCCAGCGTGTCGCCAGCGCCGCAGCTTGTCGAAGTTCCCGTCTTTGCGCCATGTGTAAAGTCGATGCCGCAGCGTCCGGCCTACGAGTTTGACCAGCTGGCGCCGGCGGCAACCGATGGAGAGATCGTCCTGGCGCTGGCGCGGGACTGGCTCCGAGGGCGACCCTACGAGGCGCAACTTGAGGCGGTGATTGCGGGCTGCATTCAGTCAGATGAAAAAGCAGAGCGCTGATTGCCGCTGCGCTAACAGCAGCAATCAGTCGGTGGAGCCTGGTGAGTAGGCTTGGATTGCCTCATGGGAGGAATTCGACTTTACCACTAGGAGGTACACATTTTGGC